AATATTTGGATAAGCACCGGTACTAAAGAAATGACCAGCGTCAAATTTGCGACCTCTTAAATCAGTTCCACAAGTAATACAACCTTTTTTTTCGTCCCTTAATCGAACAAAGCCATTGACTACCGTTTGAGCCATTTTAAGATAATCAGAGTGAGTTAAAAGACTTTCCTTTAGTTTCTTTGTTTCTGCTTTATCTTTTTTAAGTTTTAGTTGTAAAGCGTGTTCATACGCACAAATAGGCGAACAAACCGCCTGAAGTGGTCGAATAGGAGTAAATTTTTCTTTGCATACTTTACAGGCTTTATTTTTCATCTTATATTTTTCATTTCTTCTTTTGTATAAGATAAAATAGACCTTAGCCCATCCAAACAATGCACTAAGCCTTTATTTAAGCGTTCGGCTTTAGTATGAAACATAATTTCATTACTTAATGCTCCAGCAAAGACCATTTTTTTATCCGTTGCAGATAACTTAGAATATTCTTTAGCCAAACATAACAAACTTAATTTATCGTTGTATTTTTTTTCGGTCCAGGCTACAATTTCCGCACTCATACCTAAAATGTTAACACAATCGTTAAGCTTTTCCATAACATCAACAGGGCTATCAATAGTTGCTTGCCTTTCAATTAAGGACTGGATTTGCTCCAGTCCCTTTTCTATTTGTTCCGTTGTCATTTAAAACTTATTGCTATTGTTTCACGTCCTGGTATCTTATTTGCCTGTTCGATAGGTTCTCCAGTTTCAACGTAAACCTGACCGCCCATCTGAGCAAGTTTTTCTACATTACCTATTTGTTCTTTTAAATGCTTCCAAACCTGAACACCTGAATAATCCCAGCGACTTGCTCCGTTTCTTACTTCGACCTTTGCTCCATAAGCTTCAAAAGACTTTTGACCGTATTTACAGGCTTCGTCTATTGCTAAATCCTGGACTTCTTTTAAAGCCTTTTCTAAATCAACTAATGCAGCCTTTAAAGTGATGTAAGCTTCAAGAGGGTTTATATTACCCTCTTTTACTTCTTTTGCGTAGTTTATATAATCTAAAGTTTCCATAATTACATTTTTTTAGCTATTGCAGCGTTAAACAATTTTTCAGCAAAAGCAAGTACTTGCTCTTCACTTCCGTTACTTCTTTGTGCATAAAAATTTGCAGCCGTAGAAGCACAACTTAAATAAGTTATAACACCTTGTTGCTTAGGTTCTACTTTACCCCCTCCAAAGACTGGTTTTTCTTCTACAATCTTAAAGTTTAAAAAATTTCCTTTTTGCTCCGAAGTATAACTTACTTCTTTACCTATTACCCATTTGTCCTGCTCCTGCTTTGCAGTCATAGCTCCTCCGACTTCTCCGTTATCCATCGAGATAGTCCATTTGTAATAAGTTTGTCCGTTTGGGTTAGTCCACGTTCCGTTGCTAACCACGTTTGTTGGTGTACCTTTTTTCATTGTTTTTGGTTTTTATTGGTTATGTTTATTTAAAAAATCGTTAAGCATTTTTTCAGTCTTCTTACTGAGTGGTTGCTTACCGTTTAAGACTTGTGATAAATAACCCTCCGTCATATTAAGCTGACTGGCTACATATCCCTGTTTAAATGGTTTTAATTTTTCTTTAATATCTTTAATATTCATATCTAAAATTTTTGTAAATATAAAAAATTATTTTTGATTTTTAAAAATAATATATAATTTATTTAAAAATTCTTTTAACTGTGCTTCTGAATAATTAACAGGAAAATTAAGAACATCCGATTTACGTTTAGTAATTAACCATATTAAAAAGTCTTTCTCAATCATAATTAAAATGGGTTTTCATCAAAAGATTGGTTAGGCTGTAAATTACTTTCAGTTGGTTTAGCATTTAAATCATAAAACTTAGTTAACTCACCTATCCAACCACATTCAATATCTTTAGTGGCTCCGTTTCGATGTTTAGCAATAATTAATTCGGCTTTGTTTTCGGTTGAATTTCCAAATTCGTCATTCATAACCCCGTAATAAGACTGCCTATTAATAAAAATTACAATATCCGCATTTTGTTCTATGCCTCCACTTTCTCTTAAATCTGATAATTGTGGTCTATTAGAACCGCCTCTTTTAACAACATCCCTACTTAATTGGCATAAAGCAATAACAGGCACTTTAAATTCTTTTGCAATAGCTTTTAATTGTCGGCTAATATAATCAACTTCATCGGCTCTATTTTGGTGTTTTTCTTTTCCTGTCATTAATTGTAAATAATCAACTACAATTAAATCCAGTCCATACTCACGTTTAAGTTTATTAAGTTTATTTTTTAATTTAAAAACGTTTAAATGACTGCTGTCGTCTATGTAAATTGGTAGCGTAAATAACTTTTCATAAGCTAAAGAGTATTTAGATATTTCATCTGGGTAGATATTTTTATACTTTATCCTTGTTAAATTTATATCCGAAACATAAGAAATCATCCTTTGTACTACTTGCTCACTTGACATCTCCATAGAAAAAAAAGCACATTTAGAACCTTTTAAAGCTGCGTTTACAAGTAAATTAATAAGTAAAGATGTTTTACCCATACCTGGTCGCCCAGCTAAAATGATTAAATCAGTAGGCTGCCAGCCTCCGATAATAGAATTTAATTCACTAAATCCAGTTTCAATACCTGTCAAAGAATTATTAAAATCAATTTTTTTATGTTCCCATTCTTTTATATGAAAATCTAATCCTTTTATATCTTCTGTGTCAATTAGCCCTAAAAACTCATTTAAACCGCTCTGTAAGCTATCCAAAACATTAAATACATCTTCACCCTCAAAAATACTTTGCATTGCCATATTAGCCTTTAAAATCGTTTGTCGTGCAAAATGCTTTTCAACAAGTATTAAAACTTCCGTTTCTAAAGTTGCGGCACCAGTTGTTTTAGATGTTAAATTGGCTATATAGGCAAAAGATATGTTTTTTTGTTCTTTAGATACATAATGAGCAACAGTACTAATATCAATAGGTTTATTTTCTAAATACAAATCTTTACAAGCTTTGTAAATAAACTTTCTTTCAAAAGAAGTAAAGCAATCTATATTTAATTTGCTGCAAACCAATTCAAAAGTACCAGGCATATAAAGAAAAGTACCTAAAACCTTTTCTTCAATTTCGGAAGCGGAAGGCATTTTATTTACGTGTTCCATTGTTATAAATATTATCGTTTAACCATTTATCTTTTTGAGCTGGTGTCCAGTTTGACCATCCATCGGGTTTCGCAACAGGTTTTTTAATATTAAGTTTAGTTTCAATTGATTTAATGGCGTTTGTTCCTTGACTTGTATTTAGCCAATTATTAAAGTGTTTTTGGTATTCAGATTGTTTAGTATGGGATTTATTAGATGCAATTAAGTTTTGGTTAAAGATATTAATTACTTCTTCTAATCCTTTATTCCTTAATACAGGAAATCTTATCATTATACTTTCTTTAAATAATTCAGATAATGAATAAGTATTAATTTCTTTTACTTCTTCTTTAATTTCCTTTAATTCTTCTTCTTCTTCTTTTTCTTTTTCTTCTTTGCTTAATTTCGCTTCAATGTCGCTTAGCGGTCGCTTAGCGGTCGCTTTTTTTCGCTTTGTTTCTGCACCTTTTTTGCCATTAATTGAATTAATTTTAGAAATATGTTCAGCTTCTAATAATTGTTCATCTAAAAAACTTATAGATATAAAACCTTCTTCATTAGTTTGAATAAACCTGTTATCAAGTTCTTTAACCCTTTCGTTTTTTAATCTCTTAATTAATTCTTCAATAGTTATTTTTCCATCTCTATGCCAGTATAAAGCACAAATATTTATAAATAAACCTTGCAACTCGTAATCTTCAAATACTATATCGCCAGTTAGCCATTCAGTTGCTATAAATTTAAAATAGGGGAAATTCTTAGCCATAAATAAAAAACCCTTACCGAGTTAGTGTCGCACCTACATTCCGAAAAGACTCAACAAACTGTTTAGTCTAATGTAGCACCAACCCGGTAAGGGTTGTAAAATATTATTGTTGACTTATAGTGCGATTATAAGTGTTTTATCATTTTAAAGAACGGATTACAAATTTAATAAAAATTATTTAAATTATTTAAAAATATAGATTATTAAAATAACGTTGCTTGTTTTTCTATTTCGTTAAATCTTACTTTGGCTTCTTTTAAGTTAAGTATAGCTTGTTTAAAATAACTATCTTTTAACTCAATACCGATAGCTTTTCTTCCTAATGATACAGGGCTGTATACTTCGCTACCAACACCCATAAAAGGAGTTAAAACAATTTCACCTGGATTAGAATATAATTCTACTAATCTGTCAATTACATCTAATTGTAATGGGTGTACGTGCTTTTCGTCATCATCTTCTTTGCTATCTCTAAAAGGCAAAACGTTATCTATCCTAACATCATCCCAAACAGAAGAAGCGTATCTTTGCCAAATGTAATGACTTAGTTTATTACTTTTGGGGTCATTATGGTCTTTAAATTTAGTATTTAAATATTCCCATAATTGTGATGAGTTTAAATCTGAATTATTAGCATTATTCCAAGCTTGTAATATGTTTGGTAAAATTGGAGTTTCACCAAAATATCTAAGTAATCCTTTTTTGTGTGTCACCGGTATTTGATTTTCCCCTTTTTTTGTAAATATCAAAACGTAATCAGGCATAGCGGTAAAACATTTTGTACTATCTTCAACTATAAACTTATGCATTAAAGATTGAACCATTGTTCTCATACGAACTTTTAAAGGCTCTTTCCAGATTGTTATACGGTTTCTGTATTCAAAACCATATTTATCGTGTAGTCTTATAATTTCGTTGGGGAAATCCCACAATCTACAAGTATTATCAAATACATCAGTACAATGAACTGCAGATATTCTACCAGGTTTAGTAACCCTTGCAATTTCAGCAATTAAAAATTCGTATTGCTGTAAAAACTGTTCTTTACTTTCGCAATTACTAAAATCATTTTCAGAACTACTGTAATTATACAACCCGGCAAAAGGAGGGCTATAAATTGATAAATCAATACTTTCGTTATCCAATGTAGGCATAACTAACATACAATCACTATTGTATATTGCGTAATTATCTGTAATTACTTGGTCTTTTACTTTGTTTTCCATAGTTGTTTATTTTATAAATTTAGGTTTTATTATTTCTTTGTTAAACTCTTTCTTTTTATTCTCAAATGATTGATTTACATTTTTAGTTAGATTTTCATACAACTGTATAGCTTTATCAGTTTTTTGCTGTAAAGCTTCTAATACTCTTGTTTGTCCATCAGATATTACCATATCACAAGTAACATCATTATTTTGACCAAACCTCCAAAATCTTCTAATAGCTTGGTAATATTGCTCATAACTCCACGTTGGAAAAAATACAGTATGATTACAATGCTGCCAATTTAAACCCATACCAGTCATCTTAGCTTTAGTAATAAGCCTTTTAATTTCACCATTAGCAAAAGCTAAAAGTATTTCTTCTTTCTTTTCTATTGACTGGTTACCAATAATTTCAACAGCCTCATTATCCAAAGACTTTAATAAACTACTTTCGTTATTTAAATTACACCAATATACAGATGTTTTGTTTTGTGCTAATTCAATAGCTTTTTCACATCTTTTTTCTTCTGTTTGTTTTTGTTCAAATCGTATTTCATTAAAGTTTTTAGCTACGATATTAAACATTTGTAATTGTCCGTCAATTGCTATTTGACTATTATTTGTAACTATATGTTTATTTACTATCAATTCAGGCAAATTATAACGTTCATTTGAAAAACCTAAATCAGAAGGCATTTTAACCATTATAGACCATTGGTTAACCCAAGCAAAAAAATCTTTTTCAGCGTGAGGTTTTAAATAAAACTTTTCACCAATATTTCTATTATTACTATCAACACTATTTTGGTTATTTTTAAAGAATTTAGTAAGCATATCCATATACCCCATATAACCTAAAGCTTCGGAACTTGTTCCTAATTCAATAAAATCATTAGGACTTGGTGTTGCAGTAGATAAATAACGGTAAGGTATCTTTTTAACAAATGCAGTCACCTGACTTTTAATTTTACCATCAAAGTTTTTTAAGATACTACTTTCATCTAAAATAACACCAGTAAAATCTTTACTATCAAAATAATGTAACCTTTCATAATTACAAATTACAATTTTTTTAGTATGTTTACCGTCTTTTGAGTACTCAATATCATCAATACCTAACTTTTCAGCTTCTAATATAAATTGAAAAGCAACCGCTAAAGGTGTAAGTATTAATACTTTTTGATTAGTTTGCTTAACAATGTTGTTAGCAATAGATATTTGAATTAAAGTTTTACCTAATCCAGTATCCGCAAAAATAGCCATCCTACCTTTTTTAACAGCCTTTTCAATAATGTACTTTTGAAAATCAAAAGCAATGTCAGGATAATAATTAGGCTCAAAACCAAATTCTCCTAACGTGTGTCGTTTACTTTCTAAAAAATCTTTATAGTCCATAATAGTTAATTAATTAATATTGGCAAAAATAAAAAATATATTTTAAAATTAAAAGAAATAATTTAAAAAACATATAAAAGCTACATAATCAATTAATTAAAATAATTATAATATTTAAAAAAATAGTGTTAAATTTGAATAATCTATTTTAGATTTTATTAGATATGCCAGGAAAAAGAAAAGGATTACCAAAAACAGGTGGTAAACAAAAAGGTTCTGTAAATAAAACCACACAACAAGCAAGGGAGTTGTTTGTAAATATATTAGAGGGTGAAGTAGAACATATTAAACAAGCTTTTGAAGACGTTAGAATAGATGACCCAGCAAAGTATCTTGATTTATTTGCTAAATACGCTAAATACTTTGTTCCACAGCAAATACAGGTTACAGATAGCGAAATGAGTATTAAAATTATCCGTAAATAATGGAAATAGAATTATCACTTCCTACATTACACCCTAAACAATTTTATATAATTGAAAACGCTAAACGTTACAATGTGTTAAAATGTGGTCGTAGGTTTGGTAAAACAGTTTTAACTCAAGAATTAGCTATTCAACCTTTATTAGATGGGAAGTATGTTGGATTATGGCAACCCACTTATAAAGACTTGCACGATGTTTGGATTGAATTAAAGCATACTTTACAACCAATTATTCAAACTAAAGACGAAAGCGTAAAGCAATTAAGGTTAATTACTGGTGGTGTTTTAGATATGTGGAGCTTAGAAGACCCTAACAATGGGAGGGGTAGGAAATACCACAGAATAATAGTAGACGAGTGCGAAAAGGCTAAAAAGTTTGAGGAGGCTTGGAAATTAGCCATACAACCAACCTTAGCCGATTATGGGGGTGATGCTTGGTTTATGTCAACTCCTAAATTCGGAATGACTTATTTTAAATCATTAACCCGTAAATCACAAACAGACGACCGGTGGAATAGTTGGGTATTTTCTACTTATGACAATCCCCATATCCCAGTTAAAGAAATTGACGAACTTAAAAACCAAATGGATGAATTATCGTTTGTTTGTGAAATTATGGCTCAAGATGTGGATATGGTAGACAAGCCTTTTGCTTATGCTTTTAACTACGAAAAACACGTAAAAGAATGCGCATTTAATCCTGAATATGAACTTTATCTTTCTTTTGACTTTAACCACGACCCCGTTACTTGTATTTGCGCTCAACTAATTGACGGTCAATTAAGGATATTTAAAGAATACAAATTAGCCAATTCAAACATTTACGAACTTTGCGAAAGGATAGTTACAGATTTTAGCGATGCGTTGTTAATCGTAACAGGTGATGCTACAGGTAATAACACTTCCGCAATGGTAAGAGATAGTATAAATTACTACAAGATAATTATACAGCTTTTAAATATTAGTAAAAACCAAGTTAAAGTACCAACTGTAAACCCACGTATAGAGCAAAATAGAACGCTTTTAAACAGCGTATTACAAAGAGGAAACATTATTATAAGCCCAGAATGTAAAGGTCTTATATTTGATTTAAAGTATGTCCAGGTAGACGATGTAGGTAAGATAATAAAAGACCGTTCTACCGAAGCAGCCAAAGCGGATTTGTTAGATTGTGGAAGATACCTCATAAATTTAACCCATAAAGATTTTATAAAACAAATAAATGATAACACAAGCGATAATATGTAGCCTGTTTTGTTCGGGCTTATGGTCAGTAACTAAATATGAATATTACAACGGTAAGATTTACGGTCTTATTGGTGCGCCATTAGGTAAGTATGCAAACGATAATCTACCTTATTACATTTATAAGCCTTTAATAGGTTGCATTAATTGTATGGCTTCCTTTTGGGGTGCTTTGTTTTATTGTTACAAATACTACCACTCTTTTAACTTTATTAATTTGATTATTTTTATTTTTGTAGTTAGTGCTTTAAACGGTATTTATGGAAAGTATATTGAAAGCTAAAGACTTCTATGAGCAAAAAAGATGTTCCTGCGGTGGCACGCTTACCATAACTTTTTTAAAGATTAATAGTCCGGTAATGGTAAAGATTAAGCCTAAAAAACATTATTTTGAAATATTTGTATCCAATAAACTGGCTTATAAAGGAATGGAAACAGATTTAATTAACGTTATCAGTAATTATGTGGACTAAGCTAAAAACTATCATTACAGGTAAGTTTAACAACTTACAACAAGCTGAGATTAACGCTAAAGTAAGTGAGTTAATAGCCGAAAAGATAAAAATCGAAGCACAATATATTGAAAAGCACACAAAGGATAAGTATAAGATTGTTAAGGCTTTTGAATTTGGAGGTAAACAGTATTTTCAATTTGAAGATGTGTTTAATGTGGCGGTAGGTCGTGGAATGGTAGCCAGCGAATATTACAACGAGTTTAGTATGAGGTGTAGTCGTGAGTTCTTACAAGCGCATTGCACAGCTATTCACAACGCTATTAATAATAAAAACGGAATACAGATAAGTGAAATTGCAAAACTATCTAATCAATTAAAGGAACGTTTAGACCTTATATTTGATGTGGAATTAATGTATAAGTTAGCTTCCGTAATCTATTTTGATGAAAACGAAAGCCCTTATAATTACGACTTTAAATATAATTTAGAAAAGATTAAAACCTGGAAAGAATTAAAGCTCAGTGATTTTTTTTTGCAAGTGCCAATGAACGATATAATACCCTTAACGGGTTTATCCGAGCAAGATTTGGACATTTATACGGAGGTGAGCAAAAAGATAAACAAACATCACTTGGAAAGCATTTTTACGATGTTGTCCGAGAGGGACAAGAGCAAAGATTTTTACAAGACCATCGCCTCGCAACTGAATACGGCTACGATTTAAGCGGATTATCAAAGATAACTGTTTATGAGTACCATTTACTTTTGGAGGATTACGACAGACAAATAAAGGCAATGGAAGCCTTAAAAACCAAAGAATAATGGATAATGTTGTAATAAGATTAATAGTTGAGGGCAACACTAAAAAAGCAGTTGACGAATTAGAGAACTTAACAGAGGAAGAAAAAAGGGTAAAGAAAGAATTTGACAACGCAAAGAAAGCAGCCGATAACTTTGGTAAAGAAGCAGCAGAAGCAGGTAAAAAAGCCAATAAAGGGGCTAAAGATGCTAAAAACGGTATTGTAGATTTAAACAAGCAATTAGATAATTTAAAAAGTTATATAATAGGTGCTTTTTCAATAGGAGCGATAACAAGTTTTACAAAATCAATTATACAAACAAGGGGAGAATTTGAAAGATACGAAGCAGTATTAAAAAATACTTTAGGTTCAAGTAATGCCGCTGAATTAGCAATGCAGCAAATACAAGAGATTGCAGCAAAAACTCCTTTTAGTGTATCAGAACTTACCGCATCTTATGTTAAATTAGTTAATCAAGGTTTTAAGCCAACAAGTCAAGAAATTATAAAATTAGGAGATGTTGCAGCAAGTCAAGGTAAATCTTTCGACCAATTAACGGAAGCTATTATTGACGCTCAAACAGGAGAGTTTGAACGCTTAAAAGAATTTGGTATTAGAGCAAGTAAAGAGGGTAATAAGGTTACTTTTGCTTTTAAAGAACAAAAAACACAAGTAGATTTTACAAACGAAAGTATAAGAGATTACATTTTATCATTAGGAGATTTAGAGGGTGTTTCTGGAGGTATGGCTGCTATATCTGAAACATTAAACGGAAAAATAAGCAATTTAGGAGATAGTTGGGATAGGTTATTAAATAATTTAGGTAAAGCAAATTCAGGTGTTATAAAAGGGGCTTTTGATGCGTTAGGAAATGCAATAAACAGTTTAGCCGAAGAACAAGAAGTGTTAAACGAGTTAGATAGATTATTTGCTATAAGTTCAGCATCTATGGTTGATTTATATGGTGGTTTAATTTTAGGGTTAAAAGATTATAGAACAAATGTAAATAGTACTGCTAAATCGGTAAATGATTATAACAAAGCTATTTTAAATTTAACCGAACGAAAAAATAATTTAACTGGTCCAATAGCTAAAGTTAAAAGAGAAACAATTATTTATAATGATGTAATAAATAAAATAGCACAAGACAAAAAAGATTATTTAATTACTTTAGATAAAGAAAAGAAAAAAGAAGAGGAAGCAGCCAAAGCAAAAGCAGCAGCAGCAGAAGCAGCAAAGAAAAAAACAAGTGCGTATGATGAATTAAACGCTAATATTTCTAAATACACAAAATATTTATTAGATGAATTAACATTAAAACATAAAATAAATAGTGCGGATGTTAAAAGGCTTAATCAATTAGAAGAAGAAAAACAAGCAATAGACGAGCAGTTAATTAAATTAAAATTTTTACAAAGTTTAAAAGATAAACCATTAACTCATATTGACGATGGTAGTGCGGTAGTAACGGAAGAAGAAAAAGCACAATTAATTGACAAACAAGTAGAAAGCACAAAAAAATTAGCAAAAGCCGTAGAAGAAAATAACGAAGACGATTTAAAGGCTTTAGATGAAATACTTAAAAAGGAAGCAGAAAGAAAACAAATAATTATAGAATTAATAAACTTAACTTCTACATTAGCCAACGCATATTTTGAGCAACAACTCCAGCAAATAGCAATAGAGAGAGATGCAAGGTTAAAAATGATTGAAGACGAAAAGAACGCACGCATTGAACAAGCCGGTATCACTAACCAAAAAAGATTAGAGTACGAACGTCAATTTGAATTAGAGCGTCAGCAAGTTTTAAAAGAAGCGTTTGAGCAGGAAAAGAAATGGAAAAAGCAACAAGCCATTATTAACGGTGCTTTAGCTATTACTAATATTTTAGCTACCACTCCAGACCCTACTGGAATAATAACAGGTATTAGAATAGGTGCTGCAATAGCTACAACGGCTGCACAAGTGGCGGCAATAGACGCACAAAAATTTGAGAAAGGTGGTTGGATAGGTGGTAAACGTCATAGAGATGGGGGTACTTTAATAGAAGCCGAAGCAGACGAATTTGTAGTAAACCGCAAAGACGCACAAGCAAATAAAGGCTTATTAGAGAGCTTAAACAAAGGAATGAGCGAAAAGTATATTTACGATAAATACGTGCTTCCTGCAATACTTAACAAGTCTTTAAATCAAGTAAACCAACAAGGTTTAGCGGATAATATAGCCAACAGTCTTAAATATCAAATGTATGATGACCACTATTTAAGAAAAACGTTTAAACAAGCTTCTATGCAGTCAGCCGAATACATAGTAAGTAATTTAAAGTACACTCAAAAGCCATCACGTTATGTTTAGTTACCAATACTATTTAGATACTACTTTATTTGACGGTGCAGACTATCCAATTAAAGATATTGAGGAGTTCGAGGAGGTTTTGGAACGTGATTACGACAAAAGGGGAATACTTGTTAAATATCCCACACGAATAGCGTTTGTAAACAGTGCTTATGATTATATTAAGAATGTAAGGGATACGGATACATTTTGCGGTGAAATAGACTTTAAATTATTAATAGGCAGGGAAAACAACACGTTTGAGGAGTACCAAATAGGTAAAATTTATGTTTCTACTTCTACATTTAATTTAAACGATTGTACGGTTGAGTGTGAGGTTGTGGATAATTCATATTTTGCTAAAATACTAAACAACTATAAGTGCGAGGCTTTGCTTGCTTCCAATAAAAGCAAAAACAATGTAACGATAACTCCTTGTCCTTACATAGAAATAAAGCCGTTTGACCCCAGCACAGGCGGAAATTTAGCAGATAGCAGGTA